GCACCGCTGATGCTTCTGGCAGACCCGGACGAGTTCGTGTCCGTTAAGCTTGCATAACTTTCCCTGTGGCCCGTTTGGGCCACATTTCTGGAGTATTTCCCATGACAGAGAAAGAAAAGTTGATCGCTCGGCTGAGTGAACTTGGTACTCAGCTTAACCGTGACGTAAGCACCAGCGGCACGATTCAGGAACTTACGATGCGTATTGCTGAACTCGAAGAGGAGCTGGATGGCGGCACTGATTCGGTTGACGGTGAAAACGGAGAACAAAATTCTTCCGACAGCGCCGACAGCGCCGACAGCGCCGACAGCGCCGACAGCGCCGACAGTGAATTTGCTGATACGGAGAAAACAAAATCGGTAGTGACCACAACCGATGACCGGGTATCAGTTGAAACGTTGGCCACACTGCATGTTGACGCGCTGCATGCCACGCGGAACGAAACGATATCCATCGTTGAGCCCGGTGTGATTATCCGCGTATCTGAACAGGATGCCGACGAGCTGATCGAGAAGGGGCTGGCTCGCGAAGTCTGAAGGGGGGTGAATGTCTGATTTCGATAACCTCTTTGATGAGGCCATGTCGCGTGCGGACGGCGCTATTCTCGGGGTGATGGGTGCAGAGGCAAAGGTAATATCAGGTGCTTTATCAGGAACTACCCTGGTCGGCGTTTTCGATGATCCAGAAAACATTGGTTATGCCGGTGCGGGAGTACGTGTCGAAGGTACCAGCCCGACGCTGTTTGTGAATACGGCTGCGGTTAGCCAGTTGAAGCGTATGGACGCCCTGACAATTAACGGACGGTCATTCTGGGTTGATCGTATTGGTCCGGATGATTGCGGCTCCTGTCACATCTGGCTGGGTAATGGTTCACCGCCTGCTTCCTCGCGTCGCCGCTAAGGAGTGTTCATGTCAATAAAAGGGCTTGAGCAGGCCATCGAAAACCTTAACAGCATCAGCCAAACGGCTGTCCCGCGTGCGTCGGCGCAGGCCGTTAACCGCGTTGCAAACCGGGCCGTCAGTCGCAGCGTGGCAGTCGTATCAAAAGACACCCGTGTACCGAGAAAACTGGTGAAGCAGCGCGCCAGGGTGAAGCGCGCGACGGTTAATAAACCACGCGCACTTATCCGTGTGAACCGAGGCAATTTACCAGCCATAAAACTCGGTACCGCAAGTGTGCGCCTTTCACGCAGGAAACGGGACAAGAAAGGGGCAAACAGCGTTCTGCGTATCGGGCCTTTCCGTTTCCCTGGCGGCTTTATCCAGCAACTTAAAAACGGTCGCTGGCATGTCATGAGGCGAACGTCAAAACCCCGTTATCCCATTGAAGTGGTCAGTATCCCGCTGGCAGCTCCGTTAACCACAGCGTTTAAAGAAGAACTGCCGAAGCTCATGGAATCAGATATGCCCAAAGAGCTCCGTGCCTCTCTCACCAACCAACTCAGGTTAATACTGACACGATGAAACACAGCGATATCCGCAAGGTAATAATTGACGCGCTTGAAGGCGCGATTGGTACTGGCGCTATTTATTTTGATGGTAGACCAGCAGTGCTTGAAGAGGGGGATTTTCCGGCTATAGCCGTTTACCTGACAGACGCGGAATACACAGCGGAAGAGCTGGATGCCGATTGCTGGCAGGCCATTCTGCATATCGAAGTCTTTCTTGAGGCACAGGTGCCTGACTCTGAGCTGGATGACTGGATGGAGACGCGAGTGTATCCGGTACTCGCAGAGGTTCCGGGGCTTGAATCCCTTATTACCACAATGGTTCAGCAGGGCTATGACTATCAGCGTGATGATGATATGGCGCTGTGGAGTTCTGCCAACCTGAAATATTCCATTACTTACGAAATGTGAGGACCCTATGGCCACACCAAATCCGCTGGCACCAACAAAAGGTGCTGGTACTACTCTCTGGGTTTACACCGGCACCGGAGACCCCTACGCCAATCCGCTTTCAGACGTTGGCTGGTTGCGGCTGGCAAAAATTAAAGACCTTCAGCCCGGAGAACTGACCGCAGAGTCAGAAGATGACACTTACATCGATGATGAGAATGCCGACTGGACATCAACGATGCAGGGGCAGAAATCAGCAGGTGAAACCAACCTGACGCTCGCGTGGATGCCGGGAGATTCAGGTCAGCAGGACCTGGTGAACTGGTTCGATGAGGGCACCGTGAGGGGATATAAAATTAAATACCCAAATGGTGTTGTCGATGTCTTTAAGGGCTGGGTGAGCAGCCTCGGTAAAACCATTACTTCCAAAGAGGTCATGACCCGCACGGCTAAAATCACCAACAACGGCAAACCATCACTGGCAGAGGACAGTGGTACCGCACCGATTGCTGTCACGGGGATCAGCCTGGATAAATCCACGGCGGCTGTAGCGGTCGCGGCCACGACGCAACTGTCGGTTTCCGTCCTTCCGGCCAGTGCGTCAGATAAGTCCTTCCGTGTAGCCAGCTCAGATCCGTCAAAAGCAACGGTCACCGTCAACGGGAATACCCTGACCGTCACCGGCGTGGCGGCAGGCACTGTTGAAATCATCGTCATGAGCAATGACGGTAACTTTGTGGCGATCTGCAAAGTCACTGTTTCCTGATAACCGGGGCGTGAGCCCCGTTTCCCCGGAGTTATTATGTTTCTAAAGAGCGAACTGCTGGAAAGTAACGGTAGCAGTGTCACATTGTTCCAGCTGTCGGCGTTGCAACGTATTGAACACCTCGAATACCTGAAACAACTGGAAGCGGTTGAAGAGGGCGATTTTCAGGCGGCCATTACCCTCACTGTGAAGAGTGGAGCGTACCTCGTCGCAATGTCACTCTGGCACGGTCACCCACTGAAAGGTTCACTGGGAGAAAACGCGGCGGCGGAAGTGGTCAAAATTCAGGATGAAGTCATGCAGTCATGGCCGACTGAACTCATCGCCGAAGCCGAATATAAAGTGAAAATCCTGTCCGGCATGATTGCGCCTGTAACTGATGAGCAGGAAGAGCCGGGAGAAGAGCGTAAAGAGCACACAGAACCTGTTACTGCGGAAAAGCCCTCGCCAGTGAGCTGAAATTTGCCATGAAACTGGCGCGTGAGTTCGGTCGCCCGGACTGGCGTGCCATGCTTGCTGGCATGTCCTCAACGGAGTACGGCGACTGGAAAATCTTCTACCAGGACAATTATTTTCATGATGCGCAACTGGATGCTCATTTCTCCGGTTTGCTCTACACCATCTCAACCCTGTTTTTTGCCGATCCGGAATTATCCCCGGACAGTTTCAGTATCCTTTCCCCTGCATTGGAAGCCATCGACATCGATGATCCGGATGACGATACGCTGATGGCGAAAGCTGAAGGTATTTCAGGAGGCGTGCGCTATGGCCCAGACGTCAGTCGGTGATCTGGTCGTTAACCTTGACGTTAACTCGACGAAGTTCAGCGAACAGCTCAACTACGTCAAAAAAGAATTAAAACAGACAGGAAACACGGCGAACGACGAAGCCTTACGTATCCAGCAGTCCTTCAGCCGGCAGGAAATCGCCGCACGTAAGGCGGGTATTTCAGTCGGCCAGTATACCGCAGCGATGCGTATGCTTCCGGCGCAGTTTACCGATGTGGCCACACAGCTGGCAGGTGGGCAGAATCCCTGGCTGATTCTGCTTCAGCAGGGTGGTCAGGTTAAGGACTCCTTTGGCGGGATCATACCGACATTCCGTGCGCTACTGGGGACTATTTCCCCGTTGATGGTGGGTATCGGTGCTTTATCTGTTGCAACGGGGGCTCTGTTCTATGCCTGGTACCAGGGTTCTTCCACACTGTCTGATTTCAACAAAACGCTGGTACTGTCGGGGAACACAGCCGGACTGACTGCCGACCGTATGCTCGTGCTGTCGCGAAACGGTCAGGCTGCGGGGCTGACGTTCAACCAGACAAGTGAAGCTCTGACGGAGCTTATTAATGCTGGCGTACGTACCGGCTCGCGCTTTGATGAAATGAGCCAGGCTGTTGCGCGTTTTACTGATGCCTCCGGCGTGCCGGTGGATAAGGTTGCTGCCGCCTACGGTAAGCTCGTAACAGACCCTACATCGGGCCTGATCGCGATGGCTCAGCAGTTTCACAACGTTACAGCAGAACAAATTGCGCATGTAGCGCAGTTACAGCGTGCCGGTGATGAGGCTGGCGCCCTGCAAGCGGCTAACGAGGCCGCGACTGACGGATTCAACGATCAGACTAAAGCCATCCGTGACAATATGGGGACTATTGAATCCTCAGCGGATTCCCTGAAGCGCGCCTTTAAGTCGATGTGGGATGCAGCACTTGATATAGGCCGTCCTGACACTGCGCAGGAGATGGTGGCAAAAGCTGAAGCAGCTTTCAAAAAGGCCGATGAAATCTGGAACCTGCGGAAGGGTGACCGTTATGTGAACGATGAGGCACGTGCCAGGTTCTGGAATGATCGCGAAACGGCAAGACTGGCGCTGGATATGGCGCAGCAGCAGGCGGGTATTGCTAAAGCCAACGAGGAGAATGCATCTCGTGAAGCAGCTGCGGAATCAGACCGTCAGAAATATGCTGCGCAGGCGCAGGCAAACTATGCCAAAACTCAGACAGCACTGGAAAAATACACGGCGCGTCAAAATGAGCTTAACAAGGCGCTGAAAGAGGGCAGGATTCTTCAGGCTGACTACAACATCAACATGGCTGTAGCGAAAAAAGAGTATGAAGATACTCTTAAAAAGCCGAAGAAAACCCCTGCTGTCAGAACCCCTTCCGGTACCCGCGCGACCGACAACGCCAGTGCCCAGACTATGGCGCTGGAAGCACAACTGCGCACCCTTCAGGAGCACAAGGGTATAAATGACACCATCAGTCAGCAGCGGCAGGAGCTCTGGCGTCAGCAGTCGCGTTTTGCAGTTCTGGAAGAGGCTGCCAAAACAAGGACTCTTTCAGCAGAAGAGAAATCCCTGCTGGCCAGCAAGAGTGAAGTGCTTTCCCGGGCGGAACTGAATGCGAAGCTCGGTGATCAGATTGTGGCGCAGGAGCGGCTTAACCGGCTACAGGACACATCACAGAAGTACGTGACCCAAATCGGGGAGAAAACTCGCGCCCTGGCGGAAAGTGCTGGCATGAGTAGTCGTGCAGCACAGCGACGCAATGAAGAGGCCCAGCTTCTTCAGGGATGGAAAAATGGTGGTGGATCTGAAAAAGATGCCGGTTATCAGAAAGAGCTACAGGCACTGCATGCGTATTACGCAGAGCAGGATAAGCAGCGAGACGACTGGCAGTCCGGGACAAAATCCGCATGGGCAGATTACGTTGATTCTGCTTCTGATGCTTATGGCCAGATGAAGTCGTTTGCCACCAGTACGTTTGATGGCATCGGGCAGAATATGGCTGACATGCTGACACGCGGAAAGGCTGACTGGGCAGACTTTACCCGCTCCACACTCTCTATGCTGACGCAGATTCTCATGAAGCAGGCGATGGTCGGCCTGGTGGATTCAGCCACGACGGCACTGGGATTTGCAGGTGGAGGTTATACCGGTTCAGGCGGGAAATATGAGCCAGCTGGCGTTGTTCACCGTGGGGAATTTGTTTTCACCAAAGAGGCAACCAGCCGGATCGGTGTCGGCAATCTCTACAAAATGATGAAGGGTTATGCCAGTGGCGGCTATGTAGGTGGAGGTTCATCTTCTGGCGTCGGTGCGCCGTTCGGTGTCAGTGTTTATGCTCCGGTGACGGTCGAGAATGCCTCCGGTGACGCACAGCAGCAAAACGACGGTAACAGACTGGGTAAGGCATACCAGCAGGTGATTAACAAATCTGTTAACGAGGGCATTGCTAAGGCTATCCAGCCCGGTGGGCTTATCTGGAATGCGAACAATCGCAGGTAAACGTTATGACGATAGAGACATTTTCCTGGAGCGTTAAGGTCTCCAGCCAGCCCACCGAGGGAAGTAAAGACACGATCAGAAAGGTCCAGTTCGGGGACGGGTACGCCCAGGTGAGCGGATCAGGACTGAATGATGAGATTCGCACCTATGAGTATTCCTTTTCGGGAGATCCAAATACCGCGAATGAAATTCATGCCTTTCTTCGTCGACACAAGGTGAAGTCGTTTATTTTCACTCCGCCTTTCGGCGATATGGCGCTGTGGAGAGTTGAAGCCAATAGCCTCAAAAAGGTGGTTAAAAACGTAAAAGTGATAACCGTAACCGCAACGTTTGAACAGGCATTCGCACCATGAGTCTTAATGCTGATTATCAGAAACTTGAGCCGGGCAATGAAGTCCGGCTTTTTTCTGTCGATGGAACGGCGTTTGGCATGCCAGATGTGCTCCGTTTCCACGCCCATACTCTCGCGCACACCCCGGAAGAAATTGAAGCCGCTGGCGGGGATGAGAATAAACTTCCGGCTAAGTCCATCTGGTGGCAGGGGGAGGAGTATAAAGCCTGGCCGTGTCAGGTTGAGGGTATTGAGGCGACCACTGACGGTACCAGCCCTCAGCCGAAACTGACGGTGGCGAATCTGGACAGCTCCATCTCAGCGCTCTGTCTGGCGTATGACGATTTGCTACAGGCGAAAGTCAGTATCCATGACACTATGGCGCAGTATCTGGATGCCCGAAACTTTCCGCAGGGCAATCCCACAGCTGACCCCTCACAGGAAAAGCTGAAGGTCTTTTATATCGATGCCAGAAGCACCGAGACGGATGAGGAAGTGGAATTTATCCTTTCCAGCCCGATGGCCTTGCAGGGCCAGATGATACCAACACGGCAGCTGCATTCTTTATGCACCTGGTGCATCCGGAACAAGTACCGAACCGGCGATGGCTGTGATTATGCCGGAACGCGCTATTTCGATAAGCACAATAATCCGGTTGACGATCCTTCGCTGGACGAATGCAACGGCACGCTGACGGCCTGCGAGCTCCGGCACGGAGACGGCAACGAACTGCCGTTCGGTGGCTTCCCCGGTACATCCCTCATCAGGAGCTGATATGCGTCAGAAAACTATAGACGCCATCATGGCGCACGCCGCAGCGGAATATCCGCGCGAGTGCTGCGGTGTGGTGGCGCAGAAAAGCAGGGTAGAGCGCTATTTCCCCTGCCGAAACCTCTCAGCAGAGCCGACTGAGCATTTTCACCTTTCACCTGAAGATTACGCTGCCGCAGAAGACTGGGGAACGGTGGTGGCCATCGTGCACAGCCATCCTGATGCAACAACGCAGGCCAGTGAGCTGGATAAGGCGCAGTGTGATGCAACGCTTCTACCCTGGCATATCGTGAGCTGGCCAGAGGGGGATTTACGCACTATTCAGCCGCGCGGGGAGTTGCCGTTGCTGGAGCGACCGTTTGTGCTGGGCCATTTCGATTGCTGGGGCCTGGTAATGAGCTATTTCCGGCAGACCCACGGTATCGAGCTCCACGATTACCGCGTCGATTATCCCTGGTGGGAAAATGACTACCCTGAAAACTTCTACCAGGATTGCTGGTACGAATGCGGATTCAGGGAGTTTGACGGCCCACCTCAGGAAGGTGATCTGGTCATCATGCAGGTACAGGCCGACAAGTGGAACCACGCGGGGATTTTACTGGAGGGTAATATGCTTCTGCACCATCTGTACGGTCATTTGAGCCAGCGTGTGCCGTATGGCGGATACTGGCAGGAGCGCACAATGAAAATAGTCCGTTATAAAGATGTCGGAGGCGGTGAAAGATGCAGGAAGTAATGAGCCGTATCGAGCTTGGTGCAGAGCTGGGAAAAACGTTTGGCAAAGTACACTACCGTCTGATTTCTCGTGTGAGTGAGGCGGGAGTTGCACTGGCAAAGACCATACCGGGGTTTGAGCAGTTTATGATTTCCAGCCAGCGCCGTGGGCTCACTTATTCAGTGTTTAAAGGTAAAAAAAATATCGGTGTTGATGACCTTGGCTTTCCGGTTACCGGCGATGTTATCCGCATTGTTCCTGTGATTATCGGGAGTAAAAAAGCCGGTGTATTACAGACCATTTTAGGTGCGGTTCTGGTTGCTGTAGGGGCAGTGCTTAATTTCACACCCTGGGCCGCTGCATCTCCATTCTTCTACAAATTTGGTGCTGCGGTCATGCTGGGCGGCGTTGTCCAGATGCTTTCCCCTCAACCAGGGGGCCTGGCCAGCAAACAAAGCTCAGATAACCGGGCATCGTACGCGTTCGGTGGCGTCACAAACACCGCAGCGCAGGGCTACCCGGTACCTCTTCTTTACGGTCGCCGACGAATTGGCGGCGCGATTATTTCTGCCGGAATTTACGTCGAAGATCAGCAGTAAATGAAACTTCTTTCAGGCCACCTAAGGGTGGCTTTTTTTATGGGCGCGATATGGCTACCTCAAATCCGATTAGAGGCCGCAAGGGCGGCAGTTCCAGTTCCCGGACCCCTACCGAACAGCCTGACGATCTCCAGTCCGTAGCAAAGGCCAAAATTCTTGTTGCGCTGGGCGAGGGCGAGTTTGCCGGGCAGCTAACAGCTAAAGATATCTACCTTGATGGCACGCCACTTGAGAACGCAGACGGATCGCAAAACTTCAGCGGCGTGGCCTGGGAGTTTCGTCCGGGGACTCAGGCGCAAAAATACATTCAGGGTATCCCCGGTACCGAAAATGAAATCAGCGTGGGTACCGAAGTTTCAAGTACTACCGCCTGGACACACACTTTTACCAACACTTTACTCTCAGCCGTTCGCCTGCGGCTCAAATGGCCGTCGCTTTTTAAACAGGAAGACGACGGCGATCTGGTCGGCAATTCAATCAACTACGCTGTTGATTTGCAGACGGATGGCGGCACCTGGCAGACGGTGCTGAATACCAGCGTAACCGGCAAGACTACCTCCGGCTATGAACGCAGCCATCGTATCGACTTACCGCAGGCCGGAAGCACCTGGACAGTGCGCCTGCGAAAGCTCACACCAGATGCCAATAGCGCGAAAATTGGCGATACGATGACGCTGGAGAGCTATACAGAAGTTATTGACGCCAAGCTGCGTTATCCAAATACAGCACTGCTGTATATCGAATTTGACTCCAGTCAGTTTAATGGCTCTATCCCGCAGATAGCCTGCGAACCGCGAGGGCGTGTTATCCGTGTGCCGGATACGTATGATCCGGAAACCCGCACCTATAGCGGAACCTGGCAGGGAGCGTTTAAATGGGCGTGGACGGACAATCCAGCCTGGATTTTTTACGATCTGGTGGTCAGTGACCGCTTTGGGCTTGGCAACCGCCTGACTGCGGCAAACATTGATAAATGGACCCTTTACCAGGTTGCCCAGTATTGCGATCAGCCAGTACCGGACGGTAAAGGCGGTTCCGGAACCGAACCCCGCTATACGTGTAACGTTTATGTGCAGGAGAGAAATGACGCCTATACCGTTTTACGTGATTTTGCGGCCATATTCCGTGGCATGACGTACTGGGGTGGCGATCAGATCGTTGCCCTGGCCGATATGCCCCGTGATGTGGACTACAGCTACACGCGCGCAAACGTTGTTGACGGGCGCTTTACCTATTCTGGTAGCACAACGAATAACCGCTATACCACAGCACTGGTTTCCTGGTCCGATCCGGGAAATGCCTACGCAGACGCGATGGAGCCTGTATTTGAGCAGGAGCTTGTGGCTCGCTTTGGAACAAACCAGCTCGAAATTACAGCCATCGGCTGCACCCGCCAGTCAGAGGCAAACCGCAAGGGGCGCTGGGGTATTCTGACCAATAACAAGGATCGCATCGTATCGTTCAGCGTTGGCCTGGATGGCAGGATTCCACAGCCTGGCCATATCATAGCGGTTGCCGATGAGCTGTTATCCGGAAAGGTTATGGGAGGCCGCATCAGCGCCGTTAACGGTCGCGTTATCACTCTCGATCGTGATTCGGCAGCTGCTCCTGGTAGTCGCCTTATGGTTAATCTGCCGTCAGGTGCATCGCAGAGTAGAACGATACAGAGCGTTAACGGTCGTGCAGTCACCGTAACCACGGCATACAGCGAAACTCCGGCAGTGGAATCGGTGTGGATAGTCGAATCCGATGAGCTGTATGCGCAGCAATATCGTGTTATCAGCGTCACGGATAATAATGACGGAACGTTTTCGATTTCTGGGGCTATGCACGATCCGGATAAGTATGCACGTATTGATACCGGCGCCATTATCGACCAGCGGCCAATAAGTGTTATTCCGCCAGGTAACCAGTCCCCCCCATCTAACATCGTGATCAGCTCATTCTCTGTGGTTCAGCAGAATATCAGCGTCGAAACGATGCGCGTGAGCTGGGACCAAGCGCAGAACGCCATCGCCTATGAAGCGCAATGGCGCCGCAACGATGGGAACTGGGTTAACGTGCCGCGCAGCTCCACCACGTCATTCGACGTCCCCGGGATTTATGCCGGGCGCTACCTGGTGCGCGTACGCGCAATCAATGCCGCAGAAATCTCGTCCGGATGGGGCTATTCAGAAGAGAAAACGCTGACGGGGAAAGTGGGCAATCCGCCGAAACCGGTCGGCTTCATTGCTTCTGATAATGTGGTTTTCGGTATCGAGCTGAGCTGGGGATTCCCGGCGAACACCGACGACACGCTGAAGACGGAAATTCAGTACAGCCTGACCGGGACGGAAGACGATGCGATGCTGCTGGCAGACGTACCCTATCCGCAGCGCAAGTATCAGCAGATGGGTCTTAAGGCTGGGCAGACTTTCTGGTACCGGGCGCAGCTGGTAGATCGAAGCGGAAACGAATCAGGGTATACAGACTTTGTGCGCGGGCAGGCCAGCATCGATGTATCCGATATCACCGATGCAATACTGGAGGAGATTAAAGAGACTGATACGTTCAAAGATCTGATCGAGAGTGCGGTGGAGAGCAGTGAAAAGTTCGCAGAACTGGCTGATGCAATCAAAGAGAACGCAGACGGCCTTGCTGCTGCGGTTGGCTCGAACAAGCAGACCGCTGAAGCAATCATCGGCAACGCGCTTGCTATTGCTGATGTTGTCGTGCGGCAGACAGCCCAGCAGGGCGCTAACTCTGCGACCTTCGAACAACTCCGGGAGGTGATCGCCACTGAGACGGAGGCTCGCGTCACGGATGTTACTCGTCTTGAGGCAAAAACTGAGCAGAACGAGGCGGGAATTACCGAGGTAAGGCAGGCTCTGTCAGATGAAGCTCAGGCAAGGGCGACAGCTGTCGACCAGCTTACTGCGAGTACTCAGGTCATTTCTGATAAAGCTGATTCGGCTTCGAGTAAAGCTGACGCTGCATCAGGTAAGGCAGATGCGGCTGAACAAGCCAGCTCGCAAAATACCGCTGATATCACCACGTTGCGACAGGTTGTCACAGACACGACTTCATCAATGGCATCCCGCCTGGAGGAGCTGGGAGCAAGAACCGATACTGCCAGCGGCGGCATCCAGAATAACGTTATCGCGCTAATAACGAGTACGCTGGCGCAGGTTGATCAGCAGGTGAGACTCAGCGCGCAGTACGGTGACAGCAAGGCCAGCATCGATCGAATTGATAATGTTATGGCAAGCGACAGGGAGGCAACAGCGCGTTCACTGCTGAGTGTGCAGGCGGAAGTCAACGGCAACAAGGCATCCATCAACAGCCTGAACCAGACGTTCTCCGATTACCAGCAGGCCACGGCCACGCAGATAAACGGAATCACGGCGACCATCAACGGACATACCTCAGCCATTACCACTAACGCTCAGGCCATTGCGAACGTCAACGGCGACCTGAAGGCGATGTACAGCATCAAGGTCGGGTTATCCAGCAACGGTCAGTATTACGCGGCTGGGATGGGGATCGGCGTTGAGAATACGCCTTCTGGTATGCAGTCGCAGGTTATCTTCCTGGCTGACCGCTTCGCCGTTACTCACCAGGCCGGAGCCACGGTGACCTTACCGTTCGTTATTCAGAACGGTCAGGTAATTATCAGGGATACGGTAATAGGTGATGCCACTATCACGCGAGCGAAACTGGCTGAAACAATCAGCTCGGTTAACTACGTTCAGAACCAGGCTGGGCTGTCCATAAACTTCAGAACGGGCACGCTTGAGAACTACGGTTCGACAGCTGGTGAGGGGTCCATGAAACAGACAAACCAGACAATCAGCGTGCGGGACTCCAGGAATGTGTTGAGGGTGCAGATCGGGAGAATCACGGGAACATGGTAACGGGAGGCCTCTTACGGGGCCTCTTTTTTTCAGGAGGACTGGATGGCGGAATATGGAGTTCAGACATGGGACGCCTCAGGCAAGGTAAATAACTATGGCGTTAAGCCTGTCAGCGTTTGTGGCTATCTCCAGCTGGCCCAGAACCAGAAAACAGGCTCTTACACCGTAGCGCTTCCACCGGGTTGCAGGCTTACCTATTTTCAGGTCATGAACGGTGATCAGTTTGGAACGAGTCGGAGGAAGATCACCATTTCAGGGGGAACCGCGACAGTGTCAGCAGTAGGCGATACCGACTACTCAGCAGGGACTGAGCCTGCGGCAGCGGCTTATCTCATTTTCCAGATCGAGAGGGCATAAATGGCGGAGTATGGCGTTTTACTGACGACCACGAGCGGGGAAGTATGGGTGACCGCGAACAGCTCGCCAATCGCTCTACAGGCGCGAAAGACAGCGGCACTTCAGGGAACATCGGGGTTTAATACCAAAGTGACGCACACATTCCCCGCAGGTCAGCCTGTTGTCGCCTTCGTTCATTGCACGGTAGAGGTCGAAATCACTCAAACGATAAGCGGGAACACCATCACGATTGATTTTCTCAGACCGAATGCAACCGGCACAGCGTACGTTTATTTTTTCTCTATTTTCCCGCAGACAAAGCCAGACTACGGGCTGGCTGTGTGGGATGCATCAGGGACGCTGATTTTAACAAACGAAACGCGCACGCTGAGCGATGTTGTCACCCTCGGTACCGCCGGGGTGGATGCCAGCTCAGGATACAACATCAATACAACTCTGGCGGGGAAGTGGGCCTGTATGCCTGCCATGCTGGGGCTAATTACCGGGGTTATATCGGCTGGCGGTCAGCCGCAGCCTTACTCGGCCATTTACAAGAGCATGGCAAAGCTTGATGGAAGCAATACGCGGATATTCGCCAGGCCGCAGACAACCCCCGGCGGCAACCTTCAGAACGTTACGTATTCGAATCTGAGGAACGTGATTATGGCCATTAACTGCGCCAATTATGATTGATCGTTTTTAGCGATCAATTTCGAATAATTGATCTACCAAATCAATTATATCCATTTGATTCATATTGTTATTGTGTAGCTTCATGAATGCCCTGGGATATAACCACTATGAAAAATATGATTCTTTGCCTGGCGGTAGCGGTATTGCTCTCGGGTTGCGCTGGCGTTATTGAGAAGCAGCAACCCGTATGCACCGGAACAGCCCTGGTCGGCGGACAGGAAAGCAGCGTCCAGATCTACGGAGTCCGTAAACAAAACAATCAGACGCAGTACCGCGCCGGTTATCCCTTTAACTGGTCATGGGTGAGCGCCAACACATTCACCAGCACCACCTGCCACTAACCCATTCAATTTTGAACAAACCCCGCTCCGGCGGGGTTTTTTATTGCCTGGAGAAAACATGATTTATACCACTGGCACTATCGCCATCAGCGGAAACACCCTTACAGGTACCGGCACAAAATTCACTGCTGCTGGTTCTCTTATTCGTAACGGCTGCACTGTTATCGCCCTGACCAGTCCGGCGCAGGTTTTTCAGATTACCGCGATTGGAAGCGCAACCTCTCTTACCGTTACGCCAGCAGCTAACCCAACAGTTCCCGCTGGAACCCGGTTTGCCATTCTTCTGAGTGACAGTCTGAGCGTGGATGGTCTGGCGCAGGATATTGCTGAAACCTTCACGATGTACCAGCGCTACATGAGCGGGTTCGCTGATGTAATGAACGGGACATCTGATGTCACCATCACTATCAATGGCACTGCCGTTACCGTACCGGGTCAAAAATCGCTGGCGAAGAAAGGGGCTAACAGCGACATTACCAGCCTTTCTGGGCTGAAAACAGCTCTCAGCATTGAGCAGGGAGGGACCGGGGCAAAGAATGCCGCTGACGCTCGCACAAACCTCGGTTTAGACAAAACAGTAAATATCGAAGGAAACCAGTCCATTTCAGGAGAGAAAAACTTCACTGGCCCTTTGAAAATTACCGCAACCTATCCACAAATTACCTTATGGGCGACTGCCCAGCCAAACGGCACTTATGGTCGGGTAGTTACATTCGGTAGTGAGGGTAACAAAGCCTTCATTGCTGCACGGCAATGGGAAGGCGGAAATAACACTTGCGTGACCTATCTGCCCACTTTTAAGGACGGTTATTTCACATTCTGGACAACCTCAAATACGACAGTAACCTCTGACGGAACCATTAAACAGGCTTCTCCCATTGCCAGAATCGTTAAGTCTCAGGGAGAGAACCGGCGTACGGATATTGAAAATGATGGATTCACATGGTGCGGCTGCGGCACGGCTAACGCCGAGGCAGAGGGAGTATCCATTTCTCGCCTTGACACGGGGGTTTACGAACTCACTGGTTCGGCAGGCCTGGCGTCAGAGGGATGGCAATTACTGCCGCCAATGGACCCTGGCGGCATGGGAGAGCTTGGGATTGTTGAAGCAGAGCAGGCAGAAAGCGGTGGGCTGACTATCCGCCTGTTTAAGCGAAAATACATGCTGAGCGATGAAGGGGAGATCGTCAAAACAAAAGGGGAACCGATGGACGTGCCGGTGAACAGCTGGATCGATGTTCGCTTGGATATGCCTGATGATTCTGCCTTTAATCAGATGATCAATCAGAAACTTCAGCCATAGCTGCACGCTGATTCCAGATACTGTTTTGCGGCATCTCTACACGGACACTGACAAACTGATCGGCCGGAATATCGGCCGGTTCGCCATCCACGAAACCTTCCCGTGAGTTCCTCGCAAATATCGGTGCTGACGGGTATTCCCGGTGGAATGTTTTCACGAGCACTGATCCGTCGGCATTAACCTCATAGTCAAGCCAGATTAGGGCCTGCCCATTACGATCTTTAGGGATATCGAACCCGCCATCAATCCCACCCCACAGCGCATCTGAATTCATACCCATGCAGCCCTCGATCAGATACTCTCCGGCTTTCATGCGAGTTACGGTACAGCCTTCTGATTCGCCATTAGTTTCAAACGAACCGTCTGCAAACAGCTTAACTACTGGGGAGGCAGCTTTAAGAGTGCCGTCAGATGAAACAGTGGTGTTTGCTGCGGTGTACACTTTATACCACCGATATTGCCCGCCCTGTACATGCCCTTGCTGTATCCACGCCTGCCCTGCTAAGTCCCATACGAACCAAGTTGTGTTTGGAGATCCATCCCACTGGAGCTGAAGACCAACACCATTGCCGCCAGGAGAGTTTGCTGTGCTTGTGGTAAACCGCCCAAAGCCAAGAATAGTAGTGTCAGAAAAATTCTCTATATGTCGTGCGCTCCCAAGTCCGAGAGCCCCCAGAGTTGGAACGATGCCGTCCCCAACATTAGGGGCGATCTTATCGCTGGTTACCCCTCTTGTGGCCGCACCTCCCAAACCGACGTTTTATAGATTGCCCTGCGGCAGCCATGCCGATAACTTCACCTGATTTTTTTGCAGATAATATTGGGTGAAAAACATGCAAATTGGCTACGTAAGAGTGTCAACAAATGACCAAAATACGGATCTCCAGCGACAAGCTCTCGAACGCGCAGGATGTGAACAGGTTTTTGAGGAAAAAATGAGCGGAACAGTAGCGAACCGGCCAGCGCTTAAAAAGCTTCTTCGAACGCTGAATGAGGGCGACACGCTTGTGGTGTGGAAGTTGGATCGCCTTGGGCGAAGCATGCGGAACCTGGTACTGCTGGTCGACGAACTCCGGCAGCGCGGCATTCACTTCAAAAGCCTTACTGACAGCATCGACACTTCCAGCCCAATGGGGCGTTTCATTTTCCACATAATGTCAGCATTGGCCGAGATGGAGAGGGAGTTGATCGTGGAACGTACCCGGGCAGGATTGGCGGCAGCCCGGGAGAAGGGACGGATAGGTGGCAGGCGCCCGAAATTAACCCCAGAGCAATGGGCGCAGGCTGGCAGGCTGATCGCAAACGGAGTGGACAGAAAGCAGGTGGCAATTATCTATGATGTGGCCGTATGTACTTTGTATAAAAAATTCCCTGTGTCCAGTTTTATCAATGCCTTATCCACTGAGGAAAATTGATAGGCAATATCGGCATTGACCATTTTCGCCATCAAAATAAACTGTATATAAACACAGTGGTTTTGTGAGGTAATGATGCCACGCACAGCAGACATACATGCCGCTTTTATCGCGGCAATAGAGGTTAACCCAAAAGGGTACCGCTATCTACGAACAGACAGCTTCATCAAGAAGTTGCGGGAGTTTAACTGGCACTTTAGTCGCACCGAAGCGAACTCGTGGATAGAGCGCTACCAGTCCGGCTTTGCAGATAAGACAACTGACGGCAGTGATAATAGATACTGGATACTGCGTAACATGGGTAGGGTGCACTGATGGGATTTGCATCACCAGCTGCTGATTACGTTGAGCGCCAGCTCACTCCCGAAATTCTGTGCAACATGGGTGCCGATAGCCGGGTACTTGAGACTGATATTGGCTTTGCAGTCATTGAACCAGCCACGAGAAAAACGCCAGGCGATGTGTTGTTAATTCTGTGCGACGGCCACACACAGTTTGCAAAGCTCATGGGTGAAGCGCTAATTACTAACGATGGCGAAGCGATAGAAGGTTCCGCGTTGGAGGACGTAGAGGTATTGGGGCGGGTTACATTTTTCATCAACCGCGTGATAAGTGATGATTGTCCGTTCTGAAAACGCCATACCATCTGGATGGGCATAGTTATAAAAATATCCCCCCAAAATATAGCAGGGGGGATAGATTTCGTTATTTTTTATTTTTTATTTTTTATTTTTTATGAGGTTTTCTAATTTATCGAGATTCTGGTTAACCTTCTCGGCACCAAGTTCTGATTCAAGTAATGCTTCTATTTTTTTCATTAAATTAGAAGGTATCTTACGGTTATCTATTTTTAAGGTGACGAAATTACCCTTATATTTTGCGATAACGCCATCTCCATATGTTTTTTCGGATTTAGGTTCGCCTTTGTTTTCAACAAGAATCACGTCTTGTAGTATTTGTATAATTCTCGCGGGCTCAAAATCTTCACCCGCTTGCTTCATACGGAGCAGCTGTCGTGCAGCATCGAGCATGGCCTGCTCGTTCCCCTGATAAACTTTTGACAATGCATCCCCGGCGCGAGCTGATAGTTCCCCCGGATGTTTGAAGATAGACAGGATCTCCTTCGGCAATCCGGCAGTATTCATGCAGCGGTTCACGATATTTCTGTCGATACCCTCCGCTTCAGCTAGGGCTTTCACATTCCCCTCAAATTCTTTCAGTCGGCGTAAGTACCGTTTTCCACGCTCGTATGCACTCGTCGGTCTATAGTCGTTACCTACTTGCGATAACCACTGCATTTGCTCATCATCCAGCTCTCCCACGAGAACTCGATACTCGCTGCCCGTGATGATGGCTGTTTTGCGGCGGCGTGAGCCATCGGCAATCTCTATAATGCCTGACGTTCTTCTGGCGAAAGCGGGGTTCTGCTGCCCGGAAGTGAGAAATGACGGGATAAGGTCGGCCAGTGCTGATTCGTTCAGCAACTCCTGATCTCGTTCATTGCCGAGCCAAACCATTGTGGCCATCTCAACCTTATCAGCAGGAATGGTTTCCAGTTTAAAGGCCACGTTACGACCGCAAACAGGCAGCGTAATACTGTTCCCGGACAACGAACTCAATTTGCTCTGCAAGTCACCGACCATAGGCGAAACAGACTGTGTTTTTTGCGGCGCATGATGGGTGTTACTCATTAGCGTTTCGATGTTGGGTGCATTTTTTAACATAGAGCGCTGCTTCATAATTAGTCCTCCCACCGAGGTTTGATTAGGTCTTCGAAAATCTCTTTGCAGACTGGTTCCCAAATGGCCACCGCATTTCTCCAGGCATTGAGCGTCGATCTTTGGTTTGCGGCTTGCTCAAATACGGTGCGCATTTTTATCTGCCCTTTTCCAACCTCATCAGTTACCCGCACAACCTGCCGCAACACCATAGCGCCCCAAGTGTTCCGTATTTGCTCTTCCATCCATCGAGACTGATTGCCGGTTGTCAGACTGTATTTTGTCAGGAGCAAGCGAACCATAGGTTCAAATCCTCCCAAATCAACGGTTTCAAGCAGGTCGAGCAGCATTGTGAAAAACTGAAGAACTGATGCATAGTCGAACAGCTCTGCCGGGGTTGCTACAACGATGACGTCAGCAGCACAGACAACGTTAATAGTTCCCGTCCCTAAGTTTGGTGCGCTGTCTATGACGATAATGTCGTAGTTATCCCATACAGACTCGATAGCAGCACGAAGCATCAGGTGAGGGGGGTGAGGCAACTTACCCTCTGAATGGTGCTGCATCAAATCCGTTTCAATGCGATGAAGAGCAAGGCAACTAGGGATTATGTCCAGGCCTGGCCAGCATGTCGGCTTAATTGCATATTCAGCGTTGTCACGTTCACCGAGGTAAAACGGAAGCAGAGTATCGTCTCTGTGAATGTGCAAATCAGGAACATAGCCGTGGTACATCGATGCCGTTCCTTGAGGATCATTCCCTTCAACAAGAAGAACGCGGTGTCCTTGTAAGGCTAACCATTGCGCCTGGTGTACTGCTGAAGAGGTTTTGTAAACCCCGCCTTTATGCGACATCACGGCGAGAACAACCGGGTTTTTATCGTCTGGTCGCTGGTTTGGATTGCCAAACACGCTTCGCATATTGCTAATTTGGTCAATAGTGTAGCCAGCTCGACGCTCTACTCGGCCCCTCATCTCAAAATCAGGAGCAGGCAGACGGCCAGCTTTTTCCGCATCCCTGATAGCCTGAGGTGTTACGCCAATCAGGTCAGCAACTTCTGTGATACCCCAGCGGCGAGTAATACGGCGAGCCTCTGGGCTATCATCGCCGAACTGAGCAATGGCTATAGCGCGGGTCATTTCCTGGCCGCGATTGATGCAGTCATGTAGCAAATTGATTAACGACATCCTGTTTCCTCTCTAACATGCCCTTTATCTTTGTGTTATTCATCATACTTTACGTATTTTAAGCAAAGCAACATAAAAAAAGCAAAGTTTAGAGAAAAACGCAAAGTTAGGGATTAAACTAATCATGTGATGCGACAAAGAAGCGGTTTAGTTGCATCTAAGCACATCGCTATTACTACGTTGGCATGTTGAAAACCTAACTATATGAATTTAAATGGTAATTTATCACTTAAAATCTTCACCCAAGTTAAGCGAACATGCCATATTTTTCACTGCTTATATACTTCTCCGTTTCCCCATCTAACCCCCCACTAAAACGAAACACAATTAAAGAACAATAGCAAAAAATTATCGCATCACTACCCAAGAACACTATATCAGAACATAAGACAAGAATGCAACACATACAGATCATAAATACGGAACATACGCCTAATAACATATCGCAACTACGGAACATATCAGCACACAATACCCCATTATACGCGCGTATAATGG